AGGGAACTGCCAGTATTGGGAGTTACCTCATGCTTAATATCGCGTATATCCTGAAACTCTTGTCGTAAGACATTCTGAACGCCGTGCTTGAACACGTACCAAATGCCGGTACCTGTAGCTCCAATAGTGAAGACAGCGTTATACGCGATGGTTGTTATGTCAGTGCTAGTCATGGCTACCCTTATGCGTTGACGGTACGGAACTGAACCATGCAAACGCCACCAAAACCGGAGAAGCGCTTATCTGGTGGGGACATACGAACAAAGGAAAGAGATTCAATTACGCCTTGAACCTGCTCACCGGTGGTAAAGTCTTGAAGAATAATAACGTCACCATTTGACTCAACCGTTTCAAGAGCCGAGATACGCTCCTTGGCGTAGCCTTCATAGCCAGTAACCATGTTGTAACGATCTTTGTCAAAGTCAAAGATCAAAACCGGTATGCCAATCTCGCGTTCACGAGCAACTGCTGGAAGGGATTTAAGTTGGTAACCATTAAAGGTTGTTGAAAATAGCCCATCGCTCGTTGGGTAAAGAGTGAACTTAAAAGCAAGCGATTCAAGAGGAATGTTTACGCCAGTTGCAATGTCTTGAGTTACATCAAAGTCAGGCGTAATAGTAATAAGATCATTAACATTTAACGATGGATCGACTGTAGATATTTTAATGTTGCCAGTTACCGGTGCAGTAACGCGAGCTTTGATTAACTTGAAGTGCTTATCCTCAAGCGTGAGGTAACGGATCTGGCCAGTTTGAATATAACCGCTAGAGCAAAGCGCACCGCTAGAGTTGCTGTTCTTTGGATCTGTCTGAATGTAAATGCCCTGACCGTTGATGGCAAACATCAAGCGGTTGCTTTTTCCATAGACGGATACGCTAGTAGTTGTAGCAGTTGATCGAACACCATTGACCAATGGTGGGCGAAGGTTGCTTGCATAAGCAACTTGGTTAGTTGCAATTTCTTTGCCAATGTCAATCTTGATTAAGCCAGATGAGTATGTGCCGTCACCGTTATCGATGTAGTTGGTAATGGTGCAGTAGGCATAACGATCATTGAAGGCAATGTCATAGACATAGCCATCGGTTCCCGATGGAGTAAGGTAGTTACCAAGAGCTGGGTTGTAGCCCTGCGTCACCAAAGTGAATGGGCCGTAGGTTACATAACCAGAAGATACAAAGCCTGACGTATCGATGGTGCCTAGACGGATACCTTTGTTGGTACCGAAGACCATGTACTTGCCAACGTATGCACCAAGGGCAAGGATAATCTCACCCTTTGGCATATCAGCAGCAGTCAGCGCCTTGTTGAGTAATGGCACAGCACCAGTTGTATCAAGGGAAAGGCGATACACGCTGGATGAATCTGAGCAATAGCCGGATACATAGATCGCATTTGGGCCTTCACAAATACCAGTCCACACCCATGCTGCATTTGAGTGAGCATAGATCGGCGTTGAGTTGTTATTGGCAAGGGTAATTGTGCCAGTGGCAGAAGGGTTAAATGCCACGTTAGCGTTCTGGATGTTAAGCGCTACGTGAGTGTTGTCGCGAACGTCGATGACTTGCCATGTGCCGTTGTATGGTGAGCCTACTGAGGCTACAGTTACAAGGGAGCCAATGCTGAAATTGTGTGGCGCAGAAGTAGTCAACTCAGCCACGTTGCTGTTGTAGCTATTGTTGTTGGCTGTGTATGCGCCAAGGATGGTGGCGCTTACATTGAAACTGACAATAGGCACAATTTCAAACAGGTAGTTGTTAATGCCGGCAATCAAGCGCTGCTTGACCCAGTTCAACTTAACCTTAGTAACGCTTCCCGTGTTGGTTGTTGGGATAGTAAAAATTGATGTGCCGCTGGTCGATAAGGTCAGCGGACCTTTATAGATGTTGGTTGCTGTGGCTACATAATAGTTGCTGCCATCTACTGCTATGTCAAGGATCGTTGTCGATCCGCCCCATGTGACAGTAATGTTAGAACCACCTTGAACCTTCTTGGTCAAGGTTGTGCCATCGGCAATAAGGGCAAAATCATTGGTGCCGTCGTTGCCACCTTTGACAATCAAGCCGTTGCTTGATGAAGAATAAAGCAACTCTGTATCAGGGAGCAGATCCACGCGGCCAAGGTTAAATACCTCAACACCGGCAGACTTGTTAAAACGAAGGTTGACTGTGTCACCTTCTACTGGCTCTTCATAGCGAATACCAGCTCCATAATGGAATGAGGACTGGGAGCGTAGCCACCATCCTGTAAGGGTTTGCTCGCCCGGTTCTTTCTGTTGATCGATCTGCTGCTTGCGATACTGCGCAGTTTCGCGCTTGTAAGGGTACTTATCGTTGACCGCAAAGAAGAATGGCAAGCCACCAATGGCGCAATCATAGGTATTTGAAGTATTAACAAACGTGTTACCAACGGTATTTGGCTGACCTACTGGATCAACTGGACGTTCAGCAATATGCTTAATACCGTTGTATGTCACATCTACTCCTTATGTTAAGAGGTTCACCAACGTTCTTGTACGCCCGTGAGCCAATTGTGTATATACCTGCGTGGTTGCGACACTTGAATGTCGCATAAGTTCTTTAACGGCGATCAAATCGCCACCGCTCTTTTCAAGCATTGTGGTGGCAAAGTAATGCCTCAAGCTATGGAAATGCTTAGCCTCTGGGCCAAGGATGCGACGCATCTCATTGGCCGCTTTTTTAGAAAAGCCATTGGGGTCAATCTGCCAAAGCCTGTCCAAAGTGTTATGTGATTTAATCATGTCAGCCACTACAGGGCTGATGGGTATAACAAGATCGGTATTGCCTTTGCCTATGACGTTCAGCATTGGGCCTTCATCTGTATCAACAAGATCAGCGCCACGAATTTTGGCTGCTTCCATGGCCCGCAGGCCTGCCATTCCGCCTAGGATAAACCAGTCCCTATAGGGCTGCTGAGCCTCTGCCAGCAACTTGGCATACTCAGCCTTGGTAACAGGCTTAGGAACGCCCCTACCGGCTTTTACGTCCGGTAAATCCATTGATGGATTATTGCCATTGATCAGATCAAGTTTATTAAGATGTTTATAGATTGAGCGCAAGCGAGAAACATAGTTGGCCTTGGTGGACTGCTTGGTAGCAGCCAACACAATTTTCTCTAAATCTTCTCGCTTGGCCAATGCAGGATGTACGCCGATCCGGCGTATGATCTGCCAGTCTGTCCTTATGACATAAGGGCTAAAGCCCGATGAGTCATACCGGTTTTTGAGCTGGCGGTATATCTCGTCCATTGAAACAAGATCAATATCGTCCATGGACATACCCCACCCCAATGCCACATATAAAGCTAATGATAGCTATTGCCATGTGGCAAGTGTAGCAGGTCTAACTTGCAGGCAACTGTTACGCCGTTGGATCTGCCGGAGCGTTTCCTATGCCAACGAAGTTGGATGGGAGTGTTTGATTTGCCGCAATTTGGGCATCGTAGTCAGCCTTCGGCATAGACACATACTCTCCGTTGCCTTTATCAATAATGGCAAAAGTTTTCATTAAACTATCAATTTGCTCATAATCTACAAAATTTATATTGTCCATATTACAACTCCGCACTAAAGCCAATATAGGCTGAGGTTGAATTAGAATTTGTTAGTATGTAAGGCCTAAACTGAGTAAGCCCACCAGCAGTAGTTGCTTCAAGATAATATACATCTGGTGTTGAGTTTAATCCTGATTGAGCCACGCTTGAAACCACAACTGTTCCGCTTGTGTCATAAAGCGACAAGTTTGCGGCATCAATAGTTGAAGAAGGAACCGTTCTCATTGTTATTGGTAACTTTACTTGGATACCAGCAACGGTTGTAGATTTACCAATTCCAGCACCATATTGTTGATAAGCAACACCAGTTGAACTTCGGTAGTAATAACGCTGGCAGGCTTGTAACTCCCCCTGAAGTGTTCCGCTATTGGTGCGGAATGGAAGAGCAACTGAGCCAAGGTCAATCTGAACGCCAGTCACTTCGTAATAATCGTTGGTGCTGGCAGTACTAGTTGGAGTGAAAACAAAGTTGATTGCCATTTGAGAAATGCTTGCACCCAATGTGGCGGTTGCAGTAAATCTTTGCCAAGTAGCAGTCAGGGCTGGAGTTTGCAAAATTGCGTTAGCCTGACCAGTAAAACCAGTCAATACATTTTGGTCGGTTCCTGTGCCTGTCACCAATCTATACTGCAAACCCTTTGAAGAGGCTGAGTAATCGCTTCCTGCTCTAGCGTAGAATGAGAGGGTAACGGTCTTTCCAGCGTAAGGAATTGAGTTGATAGATTCAAACGATTGTGCAAACTGAATGTCGCTTGTCTGACTATTTCCTGAAGTTCTTTGCACTCTGGAGCAGTACTGGATAAACGGCAGGTTTGTTGTGTCACCAGTTGCTCGTTGGCTGATGCTTGCGGCAGATTGAGAAATTGATGCTTGCCATCTGTCTGCGGCGTACTTGGTTTCATTGCTATAAGAAATGTTTGTTCCACGCTGCCAAATTTGAAACGCTGAATTGAGGACTGGCTGGCTAAATGCCTGACCTGCCCACGATACGCCTGTGCTGGCAGAAGAGTTTGCAACGAGTGTTGAGCCGTCAGCTCCTACTGTGGGCAGATAGCCCCCATTATATTTAATTGACATATTATGACAACTCGCTTCCGAAGGCTTGGAATGTAAGAGCGCTTGCTGTTGCTGTGTTAATAGTGATCACATCCGTTGTAGCCAAGGTAATACCATTGGTGTAAGTAACGGTGCTGTAAGCAGGGACTGACTGTGTATAAACCAAAGCATTGCTGGCAGCGGCTGACGCTCCGGCTTTGCGGATATAAACCGTAGCGTTAGCTGCGGTGGCAGTCGTATTGGTAATAGAGATTGTTGACACAATAGCCGATGTTGCAGATGGTACTGTGTACAAGTCAGCGTTGGATGTATTCGCAGGAGCCGACTGTCCTAGGATTTTGTATGCTGTTGCCATTTGGTTATGCTCCCATGTTTAGAAATGATGTCACGTTAGAGACATCCGTTGCTGATGATTGTGTTGCTAGTACCGACGTATCGGTAATTCCATGTACTGAGGTAGTTGCTGCGTAATGGTTCTGAGCATCGGTCAGATCCTGAGCAGTAATGACGTGGCGCACTACTGCGCCAACTGCGTGGTTTTGAGCAGTGGTTCCATTGTAGGCACGGGTAACAGTAAGGGTTAACCCAGAAGCGCCGGTAACAGAAACTAGCTCTTCCGCAGATTGATTGTAATCAACTGCAAGTATGAAAGGATACTGGGTTGGATAGCCAGTGGTGGCCGACACAGTCATGGTCGTAGCCGACGTTGTCATTGTGCTTGTCAGCGTAGTATCCTGCGCTGTGGCTGAGTAGTATCTTGTCATTTATCTACCTATCGGCTGTAGTGAGTGCGTGGTGGGTATTGTTCTGCTTGACGTGCCATTTCCACCGCAAGGCGTTGCTGGTACATCTGGTAGAAATAACGGCTCATATTGGTTGCTGTGCCAACCGGGTTGCTTTGATCCATGGATCCTGCTTCGGCAGAGGATGCTGGAACGCGACCCATATCAACATAAGCCGCTGAGCGGTATGCCGCTCCGAGAATGATTACTTCTCGGGCTGAGTCTGGCAAGCCAGTAGTCGTAAAGTCATCTGTGTCATATTGAAGCTGCGTAGGCTTTTTAGTATAAACAACCTGCACTGTGCGACCCGGAATAATTCCATCGGAGATAGAAATTGTCTTTCCGCTGTTCCATGCTATTGGGTTAGCAGTACGGTCAATGCGGTAATGGCGCACTGGTAGCCATTCCAAAGATGGGCCGATGGTCTGCCAAGAAACTGCTAGCGCATCAATTGCCTCAGATGGAAGCTGATAGGTTGTGCGTGAAGCGATAAATGGAAATGTGGTGTAATACACGCCAAAGAGGCTTGGGTAGATAGCGTCAATTGCTTCGTTAATATCTTTGCGGATCATTGCCCGTGGGAATGAAGGTGAAACAGTAACGCGCACACCAACGCTGTGAGGTACAGGCGTTGTATCTCTAAAGCCACGACCATACGGTGGCACGGTGGCAGTGTTTGTTGTGCGGTCAAATGAATCAACCCAGATCAACTCTTCATCAATTTCCACAATACCGCGCGTGAGGACTGTGCCATCGGCAACCACAAAGGTTGTATCCGTAGCGCCCATTGGCGCAGTAAGGAATGTGGCTTGGTCTTGACGAGAGGTATAGCCCGTAAGGGCTAAAGCCGTTTCATCGATAAGTTCTGAAAAAAGTGTCACGATGTAATCCTCGATGCTGCTGCCGCTTCGCCATACCCGGTCACGCCAGCAAGAGCGTTAAGAACGCCGGGAGTATCTAGATAGAAATTCTTACCACCATTGCGGTATGCATAAATAGCATTGAGCGCATCAATGGTACGAGTGTAAGGCTTGCCTGTTACGTTAAATGCCCACTTGGATGCGGCACCGGCAATATCAAGCTGTGGCACTGAATTAGTGATGGTTCCTGCCAAACGGTTCAAATGATAAACTACTGTCCTACCATCATCTATTGCCATTTACTTGCCTTTCGCTGGATGGGTTTTATGCCACTTCTTAACCGCAGCCACGCCAGCGGCAACGGTCTTTACATCTGCTTTTTTAGTCAGATCAATTTTCTTGAATGTTGTCTTCTTTGAATTGGGATGATTGACAATTACATCCCCATTACTGGCGCGTATGACAACATGCTTCTGGCCACCAATGGTGACCGAATCAGATACAGCCTGCTTTTTAGCGCCGGTCTGCTTTACTTTGCCGGCCAAGTTACTGTACCGCCAACGCCCTTGTATCCACCCTTTGGGTCGATGTTTGGCTTGCCGTTTAGTTCGTCAGTTGAAACGCTGACTGCGTTGTTGTTGCATCCACATGACATGCACATATTACTTACCACCCTTTTTCTTAGGCATTGCTACCTTCTTGAGATTTGGATTTGCCTTCTTTGCTTCTGGGCTTGCCTTGCGTGTTGAAGATGCAAGGATCGCTCCTGCGCTCTCCATTGATACGCCAGACTTTTTAGCAATCGACTTTTGGGCGGCCTTAAAGCCCATGCCCTTTTTTGCTGCTGCCATTAGATTACTCCCACTTCTTTCATTACCTTGGCCTTGTGCTTGGTAATCTGCTTTGCGGCAGGCATTGTGCCTGCATCAAAGGCTACGCCTAGCGTGTCGCTAGCTGCCTTTGCTTCATTAACTGCCCGCATAGTTGTGCCTGCTGGCTGAATACCTTGTGATCGAGCAGCCGCATACGCATCTAATTCAGCGTTCCAACTTCTCTTGTTCATTGTCTTGTTGCCTGCTGCATCACCGGCATTGGTATGGATGTTTGCATCCTGCAAGCAATCGATATATGTTTCGTGGTTCTTTTCTAAACAACCAGAACGGCAGTTATCTCCGAGTGCCATGTTTCTCCTTGGCTTGTCTAAAGAATTTCAAATTGCGTAAGACTCGATCATTTTCTTCGCCATTGGCTTTGCTAGCGGCAACGGCAAAGGTAATTGCTTCATCTATAAAACCTAGTTCCCACGAGGCGATGCTTGCCAGATCGTAGGCTTTCCAGTTCCAAACAGAAGCGTCATAACAATGATGAACGCTACGCGGACACTCGATGGCTTTGATAGAAGCATCTAAGCATTGCTGCCAACGTTTGTTGCGATAAGCATCTAGGGCTACTGAGAACCAAGGCTCACCCTCAGTAGGAAGGATCTGCACTCCGCGATCAACCCATTTGGTTGACTCTTCGGCTTTGCCAAGATAATGCGCAGCTTCTGCTGCCCACCGACAGGTGGCAGCCTCTTCAACATTCCATCCGCCAAGTTCCATGCGAGCGTTGGCTGCGGTAAGTACATCTTCCCAGCGACGGTAAAAGTAATACTCGCGAACCATATAAGTCCACGCACGTGGATCTGTTGGAAACTCTTTAACACACATCTCAAGCATGGGCAGATACTGCCCGCGAGATTTGTTTTCATCTGGCTTGTGGCTGATGATCGCGTTATTAATAGTGCAATACTTTGGCGTTCCTTCGCCATAGTAAATGGCTACTTCGTGAATTGGATATTTCCAGTACCACCCATGGCGGGAATGGATCTTATCTTTCTGCCATTTGCTGCCAGTATCAAATGTTACCCAGCCAGCCTGTGCCGTTGGATCCCACTGCTTGCGCAGTTCCTTAAAAAAGTTCTTGTGGATAACTTCGTCCATATCCACAAAAACACAAACATCTACGTCCGCTGGTATGAGCGCAAGAGACGCGTTCCGCGCCACATCAAAACGCCAAGGCCTAACACTAATATCGTGAACAGTAACACCCAGTTCGCGTAGCTTTTCTTGTGTGCCATCGGTTGATCCTGTATCTGCTACTATCCGGTAATCAGCGCCTTCGGCGGCCTTTGCCCACCTTTCGGCATGGAGAATTTCATTTAGCGCAATAGCGTAAACGGCAATCTTCATTCGTTGCTATTGTATCACATTCCGCCAAGCATGAGTATATCCCAAAGGTTTGCCGCGCCTGTTGCGCCAGTGTTACCTGTCAAACCAGTTGCTCCTGTATTACCTGTGTTGCCGGTATTACCCTGAACGCCTGCTGAGCCTTGCGGTCCTGTAGGTCCCGTAGAACCTGTAAAGCCAGTCGCACCTGTAGCACCATTGGTTCCGTTGGTACCATTAGTGCCAGCCGCTCCAGTAGGTCCTGTAGCCCCTGTAGGGCCTGTAGAGCCTGTAAAACCAGTAGGTCCAGCAACTGTGCTATTGGCACCAGTTGCGCCTGTAGCGCCCGTTGCACCCGTATTTCCGGTGTTTCCTTGTGGGCCTACGCCGCCTGACTGGGCAAAGGTAATGTTGTCGGTACCGATGATGATGTAGCCATTGGTTCCTGTGCCGACATTGTTCTGGATCCAGTTGGTAGCTGCGTTGGCTGTGCCAGTAGTTACGAAGAGAAAATCGCCATACTCGACCTGACCAGCAGTTGAGTTGTCGTAATCAGTAGCGCGGGTGAGGATATAAGCAACGCCAAAGCCGCCTTGAGTGGTAACTGTGTAAATACCATTTTGAGTCTGAGTTGTTTGATTCTTGACTAAAATTCTATCGCCAACAGTAATGTTTGTTCCGTCAATAGAACCACGTCCATTTGATGTGGCTGTTAATTTAGCGCCAACTCCATAGCCACCACCAGCATCTGCCGAACCTGCGGTATAAGTGGTAGCAAGGTTGGCTGTTGTGGCAAGGCGAGCAGAAGCGTGAGCGTTGTTAGAGGCAAGTGGCCCAGTCGCACCTGTGGCACCAGTAGGTCCGGTAGGACCGGTCAAACCTGTCATGCCAGTGTTACCTGTTAAGCCAGTGTTTCCTGTGTTGCCCTGTGTGCCTGTAGGCCCTGTAGGGCCAGTTACGCCAGTCATTCCAGTCATACCTGTATTACCAGTTAGACCAGTCATGCCTGTATTACCAGTGTTGCCTTGTGGACCAGCAGCGCCTTGCGCTCCAGTAGGCCCTGTAGGGCCTGTGCTGCCCGTAAAGCCTGTGAAACCAGTTGCCCCGGTGTAACCAGTAAAGCCTGTCGCTCCAACGGCTCCTGTAGGCCCTGTAGGGCCTGTAGAGCCTGTAAAACCTGTAAAGCCAGTAAAGCCTGTATTGCCTACAGCCCCTGTTGGTCCAGTCGGTCCAGTATTGCCTTGAGCGCCAGCAGGTCCCGTGCTGCCGGTAAATCCTGTTGCTCCGGTGTATCCGGTAAAACCAGTGTTTCCTTGTGAGCCAGTTGGTCCAGTTTGTCCAGCAGCGCCAGTAGGACCAGTGCTACCAATGGCACCAGTATTACCAGTAAGCCCAGTGTTTCCTGTCGCACCTATTGCTCCTGTCGGTCCTGTAGGGCCTGTTGCACCTGTAACACCTATTGCGCCTTGGTAGCCAATAGGACCTTGTGGCCCAATAGGGCCAAGTTCAATAACGCGATATTCATTTGATACTACGTCAAAGACGTTAGTAGTTACCTGAACCTCAACGGTAGAAATGCTGTCCTGATTGACTGTCATTACTGCACCACCGATGGTGCTACAAGAAATGCTCCATTGAGAAGTTGCGTAACTGTTCCTGTGCCATCAGTCACATTAAGAGCGTAGCTGTATGTGCCGGCAGCAAGGGCAACTGTCTGGGCAGCAGTAAGGTCACAAGAAATTTCGCCCGCGCTGCCAGTAATTGTTGCTTTGCCGTTGCCAGTGGACATTTCAGTGATGAGATTGTTTGATACATCGCGCACCTGCATATCGGCTGAATAGCCGGTCATAATGACAGGAATGTTGTTAATCTTCCATACTGATGTTAAATTAAAAGTTGTACCCTTAATCACATTGATGTTGTATCTGCCGGGATTAGCCACTCAATGCTCCTAAGAAATAGTAATGTAGGGGCCATAGCCCGCTGCATAAAGAATGTCGTATTCTGGCTGGGTGATGATGTACTCATGCCCGCCTAGATAGCAATAGTCTGCCGACTGTGTATCCTGCACCGCTGGTGTACGAATTGAAGTAACTACCGATCCGTTGACAAGGATCGAATTAGCGCGTGCGATTTTGTAACGCCAAAACAAAATACCAAAACCTGCTGGTCCTTCATTGACCGTTGGTGGCTTAAATGTATATGTCATGCGTTACCTTTCGTTGGGCGTTGCCGCCTAGCCCCTTGAAAGGAATAGAGGGGCTAGGAAGCAACTAACTCGGATTAGGAGTTGTGGATAGAAGCTGATGATTCGATACGAACCAAAGCTGCGTCACGGTAACGTGCCCAGCCTAGAACGCCGTACCATCCGATTGGACGGAAACGCATCAACTTATCAACAATTGGTCCGAAGATAACATGTGGCTCTTCTGCCACTGCTTCTGCGAGAGCCTGCTTACCAGCAACAAGTGTACGGAATACACGTGTACCGCCAGAAGCGTAGGTGTAGCCAGAAGTACCGAAGGTACCTGTTGCACCTGTTGAGCCAGTTCCGTCTGTTGTGTTGAACAAACGTGGTGATTCTACGAACATAGCACCTTCGTATGTTCCGATAGTACCCGGCCAAAATTCAGAAGCACCGTTCTCAGCGTACTTGTGATCGTCACGCCATCCGCCTGCGCCAGTTTCTGAGCGAAGGTCGTATGAAACTTCTGGGTGAATACCACACCAGTAGTATTCTCCCTGACGTGGGACGGCCTTGTTAGCACGGAGCTTAGCAACAGCAGTACGAATATCGCGTGAGCGAATGACTGATGTGCCGTCGATGCTAGCCTGAGTTGTACCGTTGGTGTAGTTGCCATTGTATGTTGATACAGGGTTGGCTGAGCCACCTGTAAGTTCAGCAATAGCGTTTGGTCCACCAACAAGTGTCTTGAGCACAACTGTGTCAAGTGAGTCAGCCATGTTGAACGCAATAATGTCTGCGATGGCTGGATCTACATCTGAGAGTGAGAACAACTCGAGCTTACGAGTTGCGAGTGATGCGTTACCGTATTCAAGGAGCGAAACGGTAACAGGGGTTGTGTTTCCAAGTGCAACTGCATCTGGATCAACATCTTCTGAGAGAGATGTTGTAACTGCTGACATATCTGTGTAAATCTGGAATACAACAGATGAGCCGGGCATAGCCTGCTGTACTGGGCGCTTATCTGCAACGTCGCGGATAAGTGGGACAGCACGGAGTGCAAACTCTACATAACGATCATACGCGGTCTGTACTAATCCGGGAATACCAGAGGTAGAGCCAACTGAGTCGGTATATTGATTTGCCATTGTGTCACCTACTTTCTATAGGGTCTAGTGTCGAATGGGTTTTTATCGGCGTGAGCCACTTACCTTTTGGCCGAAAACGAGCATGTCAAGTTCTTCTCTGGTTTTAACGCCAGCCAATTTCGCGGCAGTATCTGCATCGCGAGATGGGGTATTTGCGTTTTGAAGAGCGGTATTGATACGCTGTGTTTCTCTAGCATTTGGTGTTGGTTCTTCCGATGAAGCAGATTCAGGCGCAGCAAAACCGAACACATCAGCGTTCTCGTTTAACCATGCATCAATCTGTTCCGGCGTACTTACGTCGGTAGGAATAAATTTGGCTACCTTGGTAGGTACACCTTTTTGTTCCAATACTTCCTTGACTGAACGACCACGAAGGTCTGCCTGAATAGAAGCTAGCTGATCAGCCAGTTCCTTCTTTTCACGCTCTGCTCGCTTAAGAGCCTTGCGTAGATTTGCTGGACCGTTTTGGTCTTGGGTTTGCGATGGTTGATCTTCTTCAAGATCAAAGTCATCGTCTTCGTATTGGTCTGCCATGTGGCACTCCCTTTTCTGTTTGGTTGACGCAGGCCACAAATTCTCTCAGGGGAAAGAGGTTTGGCTCCTACTCTTGGTCTTTAGTTACACATCACCATGCCAATGGGTGGTGATGGAACCTAGTTAACTAACGCCTTGATCCTCTGTGTAGAGGCTGCCCTTGGCTGCACCGGATGAACCAGAGAACTGGTTAACTTCCTGTGCGCGTAGGCGCGTTATATCTTGCTGTGCTTGGGCAGCGCTAACGCCGCCGATGTTTGAATTAAATTGAGCGGCAGTTAATTCATTGCCCATTTTTTCAGCACCCATGCCGTACATGCTTGCCAACTGTTGCTGTTGAGCAAGTTGGCTACCAATGGTTGCAAAACCTGCTTGTGCCTGTTGCTGTGTTACACCTTGCGCGGCAAGGGTCATAGCGTTCTGTTGATTAAGAGCAAGGTTTTGACGAGCAGCTTCGGCTGATGTTTGAGTTGCGGCAAACTGCTGTTGAATAATTGGAAGGGCAGTATTTGGATCAAGGAAGTGAGCGATAAGATCGCCCTTATTTAAGCCATACTGTTGAGATGCTGTTTGTAGCAAATATGGATCTGATGTTGTTGCTAAATCACTAGCCATATTGACATACTGTTGAAGCGTAGTCGTTCCTATGTTCTTTCCAATTAAATTGGCAAAAAATGCTTGAGTCTGATATTGCGGACCAACGCCAGCCTCATTAAGAATTTGACTATAATTTTGTTCAGCAAGCAAATATGATGCTGGATCATATGCGGAAAGACCATTGGCTACACGCGCAGCATTACCAGAAAATCGAGCAGCATATGCTTTTGAGTTTTGAATAGTAAGAGCAATAGTATCTGGCTGCGCACCTTGCTGAGCAAGGGTCGTAATCTGTTTCATTAGATCGGCTGAGTTTGGATCGTTTGCGTTAAGAATACCCCAGTTAATTAACTGTTGCTGTGCCGCTGCAAGATAATCCGTAGCAGTATTTGGATTTACTGTTGTTCCAGTGCCAGTGTTACCAGTGCCAGTGCCGGTAGTTGTTCCTGTTGAGCCTGAGCCTGCGCCCCCGCCTGCGCCTGTTCCGCCTGCTGCGGCTGTAGGAAAATCTTTATAAAGAATTGGGTTGCCATCTGAACCAAGCGTTTGACCATAATGCGTTCCTGCTGGTGCAGGATGAGCGGCAGCGTATGCAGCAATAGTTGCGGCAATTTTAGCATTTGTGGAAAGAGGCGTAGCAGGTGTAGCAGTTTTAGCAGGCGTGGTAGCGGTTGCTGCTGTCGCAATCTGACGCTCCATTTGAACATCTGTCATTGCAGGAGCCGGTGCAGTTACAGTTGGTGTTGCTGCTGCTGCTCCTGCGGCTGCTGCTGCTTGAGCACGTTGTAATGCTGCTCGCTCGCTAGGATCTAATTCATCAATAAGTGCCATTAGATTTTTCCAAACATTTTGCCTAGGTTTTCAACAATGCTGCCCATTGCGTTTTGAGCATCTGGTGTGCTATTCCAGCGTGGGTCTTGACGAAGAGTTTGCTGGAATTGCCAAATTGGCATAGGAGTACCTAGCCCTGTATTTGGATCAATGGTGCCTTGAAGAGCTTTGTTAATCAAAGCGCTATCGCCCGTGCTTCCGCTTAAGTTAACGCTATCAGCCGGAACGCCAAGTATGTTTTGAAATTCCTGAACATAAGGAGCAGCGATATTTTTAATTGTTTCGCCTTGATTAATACGTCCTGAAAAACCAGAATACTTTGATGCTGCATAATTTTTAATGTTGCCTGCAAAAGTATCATAGGTAACGCCAGATTTTGGATCTGCCATTTTGTTGCCAGCATCCGTATAAAAACTATCTGGCATGGCAACGCCCATGTCGGCTGCGTACGCCTTGAGCTGATTAACTAGACCAATACCTGACTGAGCGCCAGTTCCACCGGTAAGAGCAATGCCTGCGCTTTGCGCAGCAGCAACGATCTTGCTTTGCAAGCCAGATTGGTAATCGCCAGATCCATAAATATTTGGATCGTAAGCATCCATAAGGCTGCCTTCGGCAAGACCTTGCAGAATTTCTGGGCTAAGTTTATAACCTTGCTGGGTTGCAACTGCACTAATGCCATCAATACGGCGTTGAAGTTCCATGCCGTATTTGCTGTTTGGTAATACGTTTCCGTTAGCATCTAACGATAAGGCTTTGTCGGCAGCAGCCTGTAAGGCTTGCGCACCATTGGCTTTAAACCAATCGGTACTACGTAAGCCATTTTCAAAGTTTGTTGGATCGGTTGCATTGATCCAACCTTTATCAACAGCATCGTTAATAAACTTCCAAAGGGAATAACCAGTGCCGTCTTTAACGCCGGGCAGGTTAGCATCCGTTGTTTTCCAGAAGGCATATTGAGCGCCATTCTGATCGTGAAGAATTTTAGCAAAATCTGATCCGGGGGAAAGAATACTGCCAAGACCCGGCTCCGCTGCTGCTACTTGAGAAGACGTAACTTTTGGTTTGTCAGCCATTATGCAACACCCGCTTCTTTTGCAGCCATGTTAGTGAGTAAATTCATTGCAGCACCAGAGGCTTGGAAAGCCTTGTAATCGCCAGAATCAACAATTTGATTTTTAATAAAATCTGATGCGGTGAGGTTATTTGTTACAGTAGTTTCTTGCTGTCCTGAACGAATCAAACGATTAGATCCTGCGCCACCCGCAGCCGATGGGACTGTTTGCAAGCCATATGTAACAGCGCCAGTGGTTTGAGATGTTGGACGGCTGGCTGCATAGTTATCATAAACTTGCGCCCACTTAGTTGTTGTAGCATCGTCCGCTTTCTTGCCAAGAAGCTGCTCATAAAGATCAGTTACTGTTGCCTTGACCGCAGCAATATCTGGACGATCTATGTTCTTAAGATTAATTGTTGAGTTAATTGCATATGGGCTAATTGACTGTGGGGTCAATCTGTTTGTTACCGCATCTGCAATAGAGGCAGGCTGTCCACCTTTGGTTGTATTGACAACACCAAGGGCATATGTTCCAAGAGCGTTTTGCTCAACTGGACTAAGTTTGCCATCTAATGTTATTGTCCCGAGTGTGCTTAAAGGACCGTTTGGTACGCTGCCAACATCGCGAGTCATTTTTATAATGGCTGGTGCGTTATTTGTAGAATCAGCAAGGGCTGTTTTAAGTTGTGCCAAAGTAAGAGTTGCTGGCTGTTTGCCGTTGACAACAAAACCGTAATCATTTCTGATAGGGGTATTTGCCTGTGCCTTGGCAGAGGTTACTGATGTGGATGCGGTAGAACCACCGCCAGCAAGCGCTGCCGCTGCCGCGGCAACCGTAGGATCAACCGTAATGGTTTTGTCTTGCTTGAATTTAATAGCCATTATTTGGTAAACCCTTCAATTGGACCTAAGGCACTTTCATAGAATTTATTATAGAACACTGTAAACTTTGGATCTTGTTCTGCAATGTTGACAGCCAAAGCGCGCAATGGTGTTGCGATTGCTTGAATTGAGTTAGCATCTGTTACTTTTGCCAACTTAGTTACGGCAGACTTTGCAATGGTATTAAACTGGTTATATGCGTCATAACGGAATGTGCCCTGCAAGTTTTGTACAAAAGATGTGGCTTGATCATTTTTTTGAATTGCGACACTAGCGCCAGCGCCCGGTGTATAAGCAGGATACAAATCATGTGCATACATTTCAAAACTTGTTGAGTTATATGGCTTACCACGCACATCTGCTGGTACGCCCGGCTTTGATGGCCATACCTGACCGCTGCCAATCAATGGTGCAAGCTGAGCCTTAAGCGAAGTGACAGCGCTAATACCGGCTTGAATCTGAGCGCTATCTGGCAAGACAGATGTGTAATAAGTGCGATCTGTTTTCTTGCCAAGCAAATGATTTGCTAGATCAACTGAATGTTCAACAAGGTTCTTTGCTGCCCAGTAGCCAACCTTGCCAGTTTCGATCAAGCGACCTGAACCAACACCGCCTGCTTGCGCAGCACCGGTATTGAGGTTGACGTTAAAGAGTAGGCCATTCAACTCATTGAGTGCTGGGACCATATTGGTGAGAGTCTTAAGCGCGCCCGGAGCATTGGCAGGCGTAATAGCCTGTGGGCTAAAGAGGTTCATAAACTCTTTAATATATGGTGCATTTTGCAAGTATGGCGCGTTAATACCGCCAAATTGACCTAAGCCAGTTCCATGTTCAAAAGCATTAAGTTTCTGAAAATCTTGGATCAAAGGCAAATGCTTATTAAACCATGCTTGCAAACCATTGTTTGGATCTTGATTGTTAGGATCAAGATGGTTGTATAATTGAAAACCCACGTTAAGCAAAGCGTTCTCGCCCGGATGGTCTAGCAGGTAGCCACCGATGTTCTTGTATAAAGTTTTGTTGAACGAAAATGGATAGAAGATCGTGTTGACTGTACGCTCAAGTGGAGTACGGTCACCATAAGTGTTGATCTTCTCTAGCTTCTGCGTAATCTCAGCATCAGATAGGCCAAGTTGCTTGAGGTGGTATGCCTGCCAAGCCATGTTGTGAGCAGGGTTGTAAATGCCAAATATGTCATTCTGCTGCAAGAAGCGATCAAGAGTATCTAACTCTTGAGCCTTTGCATATACCTTTGGCATAGTACGGCCAAGGATGCTGTACGCCTCGTCCTTAATACCAAGATTTGTCATTGCCTCATAAGGATTGCGAGTAAGCGGAACGCCTTCAGTAGCAGCCTTGATATTTGTTTTGGCCAAACGGCGGTAGGCAAAGATAGGGTTAAGATCAAAACGCCATTGGTTACGAAGCGCAGTGAGGTTACTTGGAAGGGCAGTAATCGCTGCTGCGATTGGGCCTTCACCAATCTTGTAATTCTTCAGCAAAGGAACCTTGCCAAAGAATGAAGCGGTTGCGTTGGTAGCCATTGCACCGGATGCGCGAATAAAATCTTCTGCTTTGCCAAGACCCATTGTGTCACCCGGGGCTTTTGCTTGACCTTCTAAAACCCATTTAGCGATTTTAAACGCATCTTCTTTGGTGTAGCGTGGTGTTACATCACCAAGATAATCTTTGGCACCTTTTGCAACTGGCTGCGTGAGAGCCTTAACCATTTGAGATACGCTAAGATCAGACATACGGCGCTGAGAGCCAAGAATTTCATTTGCTTTGGCAACGGCAGCATCATGCAATTCACGCTCTTCTTTGACCGTAAGGTTGCTTGTATCGCCCATGAGCTGAGTAATTAACTGATCGCGTCGGCCTTGTCCCCAGCCTCGAATAGCATTGGCAACTTTATTGCCGGTATTGTTGATCTGTGAGCCAGAACGCGCGTAATCGCGAAGGATATTAACAATCGTGCTTGAGTTATCGCCAACAAATGGCTGAACTTTACCAGAAGCAAATCCGCGATCAATGCGTTCTTTGACAGCAATATCTTTTGATTGTGCTACAGAAATATCGCTAACTTTGGTCGGATCCATCTTAAGCGCAAGTGCTGCACGGCGAAGGAGTGATGTGCGTTGATCTGCGATAACTGGGTGCAGGATTGGTGCCTCATAGGCATGGCCAATATCTGTACCAAGAACAAGGCGATAGCCCTTCTGGGCCAAACGCGCAACTGCATCAACCGCTGCCTTTGGCGCGTTAACAGGCAACATAGCCTCAGAGGCTAAACCATGTGACTCGCGATAAAGCAAAGAAACTGCGCCAATTGGATCCAACTTATTGATTTGAAGTGAGTCAAAGCCCAACTTCTTAATAAGAATACCGCGAGCCTCGTTAAGCACATTGAGTGCTTCTTTGTTAAGGTTTTGTGGATCTAATTTTGGAAGCGGGGCATTAAGTTCTATGTTTGGGTTTTTGGCAAGTTGCTTGCCTTCAAGTTGCAAAGTTGATTGCGCTTGCGCAACTTCTTGATCATAGCCTGCTTTATTTAAGCGGCTAAAGAAAGCATTGGCAGCCTTCTGAGCATCTTGCTGAATAAAAGTATCATTACGGGCAAGGCCGATTACACCCGGCTCGTTAACATTGTGAGTCTTGAGGTAGCCCGGAATAATGCTGTCTCTAGTAAGAGAAGGATCAAGTTGGGTCATGTTGGCAATAGCGCGATCACTATTGACCACATGGGTTACATTGCCAGCACGGTTTACAAACTTAAATCCAGCGTGACCATCTGCTGACATTGCGGCGCTAGTTACATCTGAAATGCGCTTGTCAATTTCTGCTGGGCTAATACGGGCAGCGGCTTTAAGAGCGCTGCGGTAAGCATCAAGAATATCTGAACCAGAGTAATCTGCCTTGTTCTTGAGCATTTTGGCAAGTGTCTTGTATTCAGGGCTATACTCTTTTGGAGTTTTACCGATCAAGCCAAGTTCATTACGAGTCTGGCCAGTGGCTTGCAAAGCGCTCAACTTAGCAGCAACTGCTGGCGCTTGACCTGATTTTGTTAGATCAAGGAATGTTGGCTCTTCATTATTGACTGGGTTGTAACGAAGAGTATAAACGTTGGTGTGGGTGCGGCCAGCAATGGCAGCATCATCTGTTGCCTTAATGCCCTTACCAAAGCGAGTATTAGACTCAAGGGTTGCAGCATCTGGCATGTATTCGCTAACGCTACGGTTAACGTGGTACAAAGGCGGCATAGCCTTGCCTTGGTAAACCATTGCCTTTGAACCTTCGGCAACTGGCTGAGCCTCAACTTTGCTTTTGACAAGCTCATTAAATGGGGTTTGACGCTTGCCCCAATCTTCGCGCAAAGCATGCGAAAGAAGATCTTCTGTGCTTGCCTGTACGCGAGAACCATGTACAAGGTTGCGAACTTCAGGAGAAAGAATGACAGACATGTCAGACTTGGTTGAGAAAAGATTACGCATAGCATTGTAAAAACGCTCTTTGTTCTTATCGTTAATATCGTAAGACTCGGTTACGCCTTTACGAACATTTGCGCCCAACTGACCAGCAAAATCTCGCTTGAAGTAATTTGCAAGAACATCTGGTTGGCGAATAAGAGATTCGCGAGCAGGAGCAAGAATACCAGTTGGATCCTTCATAGCATCGCGCCGATATTGCTTGAAAAGATTTGCAGCTTCTGTACTGTTGCGATCTACTGCACCGCTGCTGACAGCCTGCGAGAGCAAATCATCTGCATAGTGAGCGGCAGCGTATTGATTGACCTTTGTATTAAGGAAGTGGTCATTTACGTTTTCATGGTTAAGATTCTTTTGAAGATCGCTTAGGGAAATACCTAAGCCCTTTTTAAGAACATAATCCATGTTGATTGGACCAAGTGTGTCGCTCAATGCGCCATGAGCAGCGTCAACAACCTGACCAACATTCTGGGTAGCCTTTAGCCCAATAGTTGGGTGGCCCATAAACATTGAAATATAATTGACAGCGTTAGCCAAAGTGCCTTGATATGGAGCGGCAAGGTTAGCATCTTGCTCGTTAATGCCGGCTTTTTGTTCTACTTCGCCAATGCCCATAAGGCCAAGACCAGCAATAGAACCTTTTGCTTGAGCCTGAGCAGCTACTTGCCAAATAGGATTGCGCATAAGCGATGCTTTTTGCATAGCTAGTCTGTAATACAGCGAACCGGGCGTATCCATTGCATCAATGGCAGGAAGCATGCTCTTTAATACTGGAATGTTTTCCATCCAACGAAGAGCGCCTGCACCTTTAGCGCCTTCTACACCACCTTGATAAAGGCTTTTAGATACAAAGAATGTAGGAGTTGCAGCGGCAGATTCTGGCAGTGAACGAGTAACCAACGCTTTAGCAGCAGCAGGTATGCTTTCTTTTGCAGCAGTATCTGCAAGTAAAGATTTGCCAACTTCGCCAACTGATGTAGCAAGTGCTTTGCCGGTACCAGAAAGAGTCACAAGTCCAAGAAGATCGCCAAGTGCGGCGACATGGCGCTGAACTTCAGTTTGTTGTGCTTGTTGTGGCGTTAGATTGCCACCAAGTGCTTGCTCTACGCCAGATTCAATTTTGGCTTGAGCGCTAGCGCCACCAGATAATCTGGCAGCTTCTCCGATAATGCCTGTTCCAATTGCCGTTGAAAGCAAACGGCGACCCATTTCTGGCATATGCTGAACATAATTTGCTACAGAATGAACGATAGTTGAAGACCATCCGGGTACGTTAATCTCATTGATAACTTTTTCCCAAAGTGGAAGAGATTTGACATTACCCAAAGTAGGGGCAGTTGTTACATCATACGCGTGTTGGTTAAGAGCTTGCTGCCAGTTGGTATTCCAGACATTAAGCGGCAAGCCTTTGCCGTATCCTTTAGCTTGCAAACCCATCTGGATATTGCCAACGTCAGATGTAAGGACTGGAATTGGGCCATATTGGTGATGCAGGAATGAAGCAGCCATCTGTAAAAGGCCGGGATTGTTGTTAATGGCAGGTTCAGAAATTGATTTTTCTGGCGTAGTCTGTTGAGTTGCTTGGCTAATTAAACCAGCATGATCGACAACGCTTTGTGTGCTACCCGCGTTCTGCGCAACTGTTGTCTGCGCAAGAGGGTTAAGATTAGTGTGGCCAGCCTTGCCAATAGCATCAAGATTGGCAGCGAGTGTGCTTGCTTCTGGTGATGGCGTATATGTTGGCGAAGGTGCTGGCTTAAATGTATCTGCCATAGGCTACTGTCCACCCGCCATTGGCTGAGCCGCTGGTGATGGTGCAGTAGGTGCTGTTCCTGCTTGTGACTGATTCATTAGGTGGGCGGCAAGTACATTGCGAATGGACTTAACCTGCTGTGAAGCATTATCACCCAAAGAGTTTAGCAAAAATAGCGCACTCTGAATACCATTATTAGCCTGCTGTTGTTGCGTGGCAACTGGTGCCAAAGCATTATCGGCAGCGCTTGGTTGATGCGCTCCAATAAAACCTTCTGGCGGTACAGCCATGCCACCTTGCTGTTGCCCACCCTGCGCTGTTTGTGCAGCAGGAGAAGGCGTAGCGGCCATAGGAGCGCCGCCTTGGATCTGCATCATGTCCTGACCATCGCCGTAATTAGGCATGCCAGAGATGTAACGCATTGCTTGCTTTGATGCAGGTCCGCCATCGGTGCGTTGGCTTAAAGCCCCGGGGCCTGATTGAACAGCGGGACGTGCTGGAGCTTGATAGCCGCCTTTGCCTGCCATAATCACTCACCCTCTATAATTGTTTCAATGGTTCGGACAACATCATCGTGAAAGAGTTTTTGCTCTTCCGCGACATTTGCTTGATGTAGAAACATATTGCTCAATACATCAAAAAACTTTGCAAAACTTACAAATAAATCTTTTAACAAATGTGCAAAGAGAGCGACAACATCCCAGACGGATAACACCTGATTGGCGTTATCGCTCTCTTCGTCATACATTGATTAAGCGCGTGGCTTTCCAGCAGTTGTGCCAGAGCCGCGTGTGCCAGATGGCTGGACTGTGAACTTAATGTCTGACTTGCCAGTTGACTTTGCTGATGGTGCATCTTGCATGCCGGTCTTCTGAGTTGTCGCCTCAGATGATCCCATTCCACCCTGCATTGCCACCTTAACTGGTGGTGACTGTAGATTTGATTTGAATACTGCCATTTTTTATCTCCTATAGGGAATTGGTTTTCTCACTCGTAACGTTAGGCGGGTGAGCGTCTGCTAACCGATGCAGCTAACTGCGGGTTACCAGAAGACGAAAGGCCTGCTAACAGGCTTTGCAAAGCATTGCCACCTTGGCCTTGCGGCGCGCCTTGTGCCATTGGTGGTTGCCCCGGCTGTGCTCCGGGTGTTGGCTGTCCTTGCTCTGCTCCCGGCATACCAGCAGGCTGTTGTGGTGCCTGTGGTGCTGGTGCAGGAGCAAATGCTTGCATGACAATCTCTTCAATAGGATCGCCTTTTTGACGGCCTTGAATCACCTGAGCAATGGCGTTGATGACCTTAGATGGGTCACCGCCTTGCATTGCGATTTGCGGTAATGCGTTTGCATACGAAGCAACGGCAGCCATAAGGCTGTCGCGTAATTCTTCAACTTCAACACGTTCTTCTTCTTGGGTAACGTTAAGTTCCCAAGGCATTTGACGGCGGAGAAAGTCGCGTGAGATTAACTTATCGCCACGTGCCTGTAATCCGAATACCAATGCGCGGTTTGGATCAAGACCAGCCATCATGCCGTAGGTAACATCGCAAGAGTAATCTCCACGAATGTCATCTGCTGGCTTGTATGTGATCTGATATGGAGCACCGGCGTTAATGCCGCGTACTTCCTTGGTTACATCGCCAAAGAGTTTTTCGTCCATCTTGAAACATAGACGCATAACTTCTTTGAATGTTTCTGCAAATACGCCTTGTGCTGTCTTGACCTGTGTATCAAAGCCACCCATGAGCGCTTCAACGCCACGACCAGTGACGATAGAACCAGACTGCTGACCAAGTCGGCCTTCTGGATAACGTGAGCCAGTACGCATTTCCTGATCGAGAATTTCATTCTCTTGGAAAATTCCCGGTGGAACGTTAAGATCGACACGACGGATCTGCTGTGGATTAGCAGAGCGAATAGTCGCATCTGGACCAATCTCAAGAACGTTAACATCTGATGGCAAAGCAAATGGTGCCTGCACTGCCTTCTGTGCTGCCTCAAGGGCAAGAGAAGCAAAGCGTGAGCGAGCAACCTGTACCCACATAATGTCATCAAACTGACCACGCTGATGCTCATCTGAATCAACGCCGGGACGAAGGGCAATGGCCACTGGAATTTCGCCAAGCTCGTTCATTACACGTGAAAGGACAAAGTTGTTGCGCTCAGGCAAGAATAAGACTAGTTGTTCTTTATCCTGATAGCGATACATCTCAAGGATGCGCTCAGAGTTGCGGTTCTCAAACTGACCGCGGATAACATTTTCATGCTCAGGAAAGTCATTGATCAATTCGCGTACAGTCTTGACGTAACGCTTTGAATATGAAACAAGGCGGTTGAATCTGTCAAACTCTGGGTAGGCACCGATAGGAGAATCGATGCGAATCATTGGGCGCTTGTTCTCGTAATCCGCTTCAATGAGGAATGGGAGCCAGCCAAAGGTGAGGTAGCGATCAGCACCGGTGTACATCATGGTCTGCAAGTTGGCTGTGTCGCGATAACCAGCAGCAATCATGGTGCGCTTATCAGCCCGCTTGCGAGAAAGGTCTGATGTGGTGTTGGTGGTCATGCAATTGAAAGCAGGAAGCGGGGCGATAACTTCGGCAACGTCACGTGCAGCAACGTCGATAAAGTTTGCGATCATAGGCTTTGGATAGTCCTCTGAGAACATACCCGGGAAGACCTGATCGATCTTGCCCTGACGGATCGCCAATAGATCGTCATAACGTGAATCACGTGTGAAGTAGTGCGCACGTAACTTTCGGAGCTTGTCCGAAATTACATCAATCTCAAGCACTATAGGTAACCCCCGTTAGCCGCTAATTTTTCTTTTTCGCGTTGATAGTCTTCAATGTTGATAACCCTACGACGCGATATTTGATCGCGTGTTTGGAATGGGTTTTTAATAAAGGAGCCGCCATAGGCTCCTGACTGGTTGATGTAATCGCGCATCTGAGTTTCTGCAAACCAGAGCGCCATGCAACCATCCTGCTTATTTTTGGTACCAGCGGACCAAGTGATCAATTGCTCGATGAGCGACTTAACGCCTTCATTGTCGCTGCGTGGCAAGTCAATAAGGTTGTTACCCATGTGGCTGCCGAGCTTGTCAATTGTTCCAAATAGCGGAGCCATTGAGGCTACGCCAAATTCTGCATCCATCTTGTTGGCACCGGTATAGTGCTGAACCAAACGAATACCGCGTGAAGCAAGGTAGCGGTTAATCTCTTCGTCCATTGTCAAGAACAATTGAAATGCGTTCTTCTCAATAACCCAAACTGATGGCTTGTACTTCTCAGTCCACTCAAAGATCAGCTCGCGAATACGCTGTGGCGTAGGAGCGGGCATACGACTTGCCTCTAGGACATAACGCTTTTGAGTTGTAATATCGCCAGCATAGGCAATCGAGAACGTATCGCCCGACATGGCTGGGTCCATTGAGCAGATGGTGTAATTGCCACCCAAGGTCTTTGGATGACCGGGAGAGCCGGGGCTAAGAGGGCCAATGGCTCTCATGCCTGACACCGAACCGCGAACAGCCTCGGGTGCAAAGACAGCTTCACTGTCCACATCCTGCTGTTGATAAACCATCGCCCAAGTCTTTGGGTCAAGCACACCGCGACGCTTACGAAGGTTAGGACCGTCCCAGCGTGGGTACAATCCGTCCTCGCCTATATTCGCGTCATCTCCAAGCCAAGGCTTGTCTGAGCGGGGCCAGAGGGTTTTCCAGTCCTTTGGATCATCGGCAAAGTCAAGAACCGCTGGCATAGCCAGATATGTCCAAGGGGACTTGCCATCTGGATAGCGATCAGGGTTACGCATCTCGCGATATAGATCAATAGGATCTACGCGGGTACCGACAACTAAAATCTTTCCCGTTGGACCGACACGGGTAAGCACTTCCTGCTGGATCCATCGGATCTGCTTCTCATACTCATTTGAGTTAGACAAGGTCACGCAGTCATCAAGAACGATCAAGTCTGCGCGAGCACCGTAAATCTGGCCGCCGATACCCAAGGCTTGCAGGGTAGGGTCTTTTTCGCCCGAGTCGCGTTCAAGGTAGATCGCATCCTGCGTCCACTTGTCCGATGCTTCTTTGTAGCCATCCGCTGGGGCATAACGCCGCTGAAGTTCCGCGTAAGCGGGCTGAGTAAGCCGCTGCTTCACCGCGTAAAGAAAGTCCTTCGCCATGGTCAAGGTCTTAGACACGATCTTGATACGGATGTTCGGATCGATACAGATCCGATAGGTGATGTAGTCAATGCTGACCGTCATGGACTTGGCATGTTCCGGTGGCATGTTCACCAGCACGTAATTTGGAAAGCCCTCTTCGTACCGCATGCTTGGGTGAATCCAAGCAGGCTTACCCTCTTCAAGCATCGAGATAATGTTACGTTGATGATCAAAGGTCTTGGAGTTGAGGTACTTGGCTCGAAAATCCTCGAAGCTGATCGAAGCATCCTCTTCGCTGATAACCCCATCTCGGCGCTGGACTGCCCGAGCTAAGTCCACCGCCTCTTTAAACTGAGCGTCAGAGGCGCGATAGTACTCGTAGGACTTAATTGACTTTCCAGTCGCGCGGACTGCGTCCGCGATGGAATAGCCTTTGGTGATCATTTCTAAGATCGTTTGCTTGGCCTGCGGAGCAGGCACTTTGCTATCTGGTGCGATCTTGTATTTATTAGCCGATGGCTTAGCCATACAATTCACCCACCTTAAATTCTGCGCCGCCCTTGGGGCGGTGCCTATGGTTCCCATTGGGAAATAACCTATGGGTGGCGTGTAACGCCGCCAACCCTTAAAGCGAAGGGCTACGCCCGGAGCGCTGGCCTTCGGTAGAACCTTCGGCCATCGGAAGGACGCTGGAAGCGTCCGTACTGTCGGGGTTTGCCACTGCGCCTCACAAACCCCTCTATATTGTATAAGGTGGGAAATTTGCCTTTTGTCCCGCCTTGAGGTGTGTGATCTTAGTCACAATACATAAAGTCATTATTTTACGCCTACTTCATAAAAAAGAATTTTTGTAGCTGCCCCCATTTATTTAGAAAAAATCATTGGGGTGATAGTTACATACACGGCGCGCGTTTATTAAAAGTCCCCCGGTCGATGACTCATTTTCCCACGCTAGGGCAATACTTTTCTTCTACGCTCAACGCCGTAGGAAAGCGAGCTTGGGATCACGCCATCTCTTGCCGGTTATTGATCGTTTCTTAAATGTTATAGGCCGAATTATTTACTTATTCGGGGAATTGGTGAGAGTTGGTGAAGTTGTGGGGTAACTGTCTATCTAGCCCTATGCAGCCCTATCTGACCATCAAGCGGCCATAACCCCGGC